GGCCGAGTGATGCCTTATTGCGCTCGCTGCGGTTCGGACCCGGGTGCGATTCCCGGCGCCTCCACCATAAGCCCACCGCCTGGGGGCCACGAGGACCCCGCCAGTTGATGCGAAGCTGCTGGCATCTGAACCGGGACGGTGGGCTTTTGATGGGGGCGATCAGCTTCGACGGGCCATCGGCGCGGTACCCAGTCCGCAAACCTGAACTGTGAACGACAACCACTTCCAGCCCTCGGCCCTCGCGGCCTAGGCGGAGCCCGGCGGGGGCTTGGCAACAGAACCCCGCCACCCTCCCGATTGACAGCGACGCTCTTAGGCCCGATGCTCCGGCCATCGTATTTCAGCACTCGGTGGGAGCGCACATCATGCCGGACGTCTACGGGAAGCCCCTGCGGCCCTTCATCACCGGCTTCGCCATGCAGAATGGCACGATGCTCCTCGATATGTTTGCCCGCATCTTCCAAGGCGGCATCTCACGCGAGGACGCCATCACTGCGACCCCCGGCGGCACCAAGGCCGCGGCCCGGGTCCTGACCAAGTCCATCAACGTGATCTCGGTCTGCGCGACGAACGCGGACTCGGTGCTGCTGCCCAAGGCCATCGCCGGATCCGTGGTGTTCCTCGTGAACGCTGGCGCCGCGTCGGCGCAGGTGTTCGGCAAGGACACCGACACGATCAACGGCGTGGCGACTGGCACGGGCGTGGCCCAAGCCACCGGCATCTCCGCTGCCTACGTCTGCGCAGTAAGCGGGGCGTGGTTCCGTATCCTCTCGGCCTAACCGGCCCCTGGCTCAGAAGGACTTGATCACATGACTATTGGCAGCGGCGGCGGCGTCGGCAACGGGTTCTTCACCGATGGCATGACCGTCATCTCGGGCGCCTTCCTCGGGGCGGCCTCCTGCGTTCCGGTTGACACCGGGCTGTCGGGTGGCGCTTCCCCGGTCTCGGCGGGCATCATCCCCGGCACCATCCCGGCTCCGGCCGCGCAACTGGGCCTCACCGCCCAGGCGGATGGCACCAAGGCAAATGCCACGGCCCTGAACTACGGGCTCAACACGATCACCACGGTGGCCGGCGCGGCGGACTCGGTCCTGCTGCCCTACGCCTACCCGGGCGCCTTCGTGGTGGTGGTCAACAAGGTCGCGACCGCCATTCAGGTGTTCGGCAAGGGCACGGACACCATCGACGGGGTCGCCACCGCCACCGGCATCGACCAGGCCGCCAGCGCGCGGGCCCTCTACTTCGGTGAGAGCGGCTCGGGCGACGGCACCGACGCTGGCAACTGGAACTCGCTGGGCGCCGCGGTCGCCTAGCACACACCTCCATCGGGGGACGGGGGAGGGCTGCAGCCGCAGGGTTGCAGCCCTTTTCTTTTGGCTCCATGCTGGCGCTTGCCCCTTGGGGGCTTTCCTCACGCGGCCCTTCTCTCCGGCCGCCACCTCATAGGCCCTCGCGGTCGCCCAAAGGATCAGCCAGAGCCCACACCCTGGCCCCTGCGACAAGCCGGATGCGAGGGCCTTCCCTTTTCCCGTTTCCGTGCGATAGTCCCGGGCACCGAAGGGAGCATCCGACATGGCCAAGTACGAGAACTCCAAGGCCGACAAGCGCGCCGACAAGGCTGGCGCGAAGAAGGCCGGCGTCTCCATGAAGAAGTACGAGGGCTCGGCCGCCGACAAGAAGGCCGACGCCAAGGCCATGAAGAAGATGGCGAAGCGCTGATGACCAAGGGCGCCAAGATCGTCTCGGCAGCCCGGAAGGCTCCGGCGCCGAAGTCCACCGCCATCAAGGCCAACCGCGCCACGGTCTGCGGCCCCTCGTCCGAGAAGTCGGTGGAGGTCCGCAAGATCGACAACGGCTACATCGTCCGCGAGTCCTCGTGGGGCAAGGGCGGCCAGTACAAGAGCACCGAGCGCTTCTCCGAGAAGCCGCCCACGATCCAGATCGAACCCACGAAGGGAAAGTAGATGGCTAAGGACAGCAAGGGGCACGGCTCAAATGGCAAGGGCGGTGGTCAAGGAATGACCGACCAGCAGCGCGAGGCCGCGTACTACAAACTTCGCGGCGCAGGACGTGCAGCCAACATGGCTGCCGCCATGAAGCCTCGCGGGGCATCCGGGGCTTCTTCCAAATTGGGCGGCGCCAAAAAGCGCAAGTGATCACCGTATCGTCGGCCGGTGGGGCCACCCTCACGACCGAGTAGCGCATGGTCGCACTGGCCCGAGAAACCGCCGGCGGTGTGACCGTCCGCGCCAAGTTCCCCCGCAAGCTGGACTTCCTGCTGGGCAAGAAAGCCCGGTTCAAGGTCGTCTACGGCGGCCGGGGCGGGGCGAAGTCCTGGGCCATCGCGCGGGCCCTCCTCATCCGTGGCGTGAACGAGCCGGGCCTTCGGGTGCTGTGCACGCGCCAGGTGCAGTCCTCCATGAAGGAGTCGGTGCACCAACTGCTCAAGGACCAGATCGAGCTTCTGGGGTTGGGCGCCAAGTACCGCGTCCTCGATGACCAAATCCGTGGGCCTGGCGGCACGCTGTTCACCTTCAAGGGGCTGTCGGATCCCGACGCGCTGAAGTCGACCGAGGGCGTCGACGTCTGCTGGATCGAGGAAGCCCACGGGGTGCTCGAAGCCTCCTGGGACAAGCTGGAGCCGACCATCCGCAAGCCGGGGTCGGAAATCTGGGTCAGCTTCAACCCAGAACTCGAGACGGACTACCTCTACAAGCTGTTCGTGAAGGGGAACGCGCCGCCCGAGGCCATCGTCGTCAAGATCAACTGGTACGACAACCCGTGGTTCCCCGATGTGATGCGCGTCTCCATGGAGCGCATGCGGCGGGACGACTATGACAAGTACCTGCACATCTACGAGGGGCATTGCCTGGCCGCGCTGGAGGGCGCCGTCTACGCCCGGGAGCTTCGCGACGCCACCAAGCACGACCGCATCTGCCGCATCCCCTTCACGCCGCACAAGCCGGTGCAGTGCTTCTGGGACCTCGGCCGCTCCGACCTGACCGCCATCTGGTTCGTCCAGTTGTTCGGGCTGGAGAACCGGGTGATCCGCTACTACGCCAACAACGGCTTCCACATCTCGCACTACCTCGAAGAGCTTAAGCGGCTGGAGCGCGAGGAGGGCTACATCTTCGGCACCATGTGGATGCCCCACGACGCCGACGAGAAGCGCCTGCAGTCGAAGCGCACCACCCGGCAGCAGACCGAGGACGCCGGGTTCAAGGTGAAGATCGTCCCGAAGCTGGGCGTGGCCGAGGGTATCCAGGCCGCCCGCTCCATCTTCCCGCAGTGCTATTTCCACGAGGTGGACGCCGGCGACGGGGTGAACGCGCTGCGCCAGTACCACTACGATGTGAAGGACGACGGCACCCGCTCGAAGAACCCCGTGCACGACTGGTCATCGAACGGCGCCGACGCCTTCAGGTACATGGGCGTGGCCCTCCGAGAGGACAAACCCAAGGGGGATAGGCCGAAGGCGCATCAGCGTAGTAGAGTTGCGCCGTCGCCGCGCTCGTGGATGGCGCGCTAGAGGGGGCAAGATGGCCAGGAACTCCACCAACCTGCCAGCGACCACGACTGGCCAGGACCCCCGCCACGCCGCCATCCTTGAGGAGGCGCAGAAGCGTTTCGCCCGCTGCGAGGCCTGGGAGGGCAAGGCGCGGTCGCTCTGGAAAGAGGACGTGAAGTTCGCGGAGGGCGACTCCGATAACCTGTGGCAGTGGCCGGACGATATCCGCGCGCCGCGGGAGACGGACAGCAAGCCGATCATCACGATCAACAAGACCCGCCAGCACAACCTCGACATCCTGAACGACGCCCGCCAGGCGAAGGTCGGGGTGAAGATCATCCCCACGGGCGGCGAGGCCACCTACGAGAGCGCCGAGGCGTTCATGGGCGTGGTGCGGGCCATCGAGTACCGCTCGAACGCGGACAGCGCCTACCAGCACGGCCTCAAGCACGCGGTGCAGGGCGGCATCGGCTACTGGCGCGTGATGACCGGCTACGCGGCCGACGACACCTTCGACCTTGAGATCATGGTGCGCCGGGTCAAGGATCCGCTGCTCATCTACCTCGACCCGGATATCAACGAGGTCGACGGCTCGGACATGCGGTTCGCCTTCGTGACCGTGCTCGTGCCGAAGGACGAGGCCAAGCGCCGTTATCCCAAGTATGCGGACGACCTGGCCAACACCAGCTTCAACGGCGACGACACGTGGATCTCGCCGGATCACGTCCGCATGGCCGAGTACTGGCGGAAGGTCCCCTCGAAGGACACGCTGATCTCCTACATGAACCCGCTGACCGCAGAGCGCTCGCAGGCGCGGCTGTCGGAGATTCCTGCCCAGCTTCGCAAGGCCATCCTCGATGACGAGGACACGAAGACCCGCGAGATCACGGTCTGGAAGGTCGAGGCGATCACCATCCTCGGCAACAAGGTCGTGGAGGAGGAGGACTGGCCGGGCATCTACATCCCCATCGTCCGCGTGATCGGTGAGGAGACCTGCATCGACGGCGTGCTCGACCGCAAGGGCCACACCCGGGCGATCAAGGACGCCCAGCGGATGTTCAACTACAACGCCGCGGCCTTCATCGAGTACGGCGCCCTGCAGACGAAGGTCCCGTGGGTGGCCCCCATGGAGGCCATCGAGGACTACATGGACGAGTACTGGTCGACGGCCAACACCGAGAACCACTCGGTGCTGCCGTTCAACGCCTGGGACGAGCAGGGCAACCAGCTACCGAACCCGCAGCGCCCGCAGCCGCCCACGGGAGCCCCGCTCTACCTCGAAGGCATGAACGTGGCCGCCGAGTGGATGCGCATGGTCTCGGGCCAGTACCAGGCCGACATGGGCGCGCCCTCGAACGAGCGGTCGGGCAAGGCCATCAACGAGCGCCGGCGCGAAGGCGACATGGCGACGTTCCACTACCTCGATCACCAGAGCACGGCGATCAGGTACACGGGCAAAATCTTCATCGACCTGATCCCGAAAATCTACGACACCGAGCGGGTCATGCGTTACCGCGGCGAGGACGGCAACGAGGTTGCGATCAAGATCGACCCGAAGCTGAAGGGCGCGGTCGACTCCGAGCAGACGGAGACCGACCAGAAGGTCACCATCTTCAACCCGAACGTGGGCCGCTACGAGGTCGAGGCCGACGTGGGCAAGTCCTTTGCCACCAAGCGCCAAGAGGCGTTCGAGGCCGGGACCATGATCCTGTCCCAGAACCAAGAACTGACGTCGATCATCGGGGACCTCGTGTTCCAGGCGGCCGACTTCCCCGGCGCCGACGAGATCGCGCGCCGCCTGAAGCGCATGGTGCCGGCGCAAGCTCTGGACGAGGGGGAGAACCCGCAGGTGGCTGCGCTGCAGGGGCAACTGCAGCAGGCCATGGATGCCCTCACCACGATGGCGAAGGAACTGAAGGACAAGTCCGTCGACCAACTGACCGCCCAGGAGAAGAACGCGGTCGCGGCCTACGACTCCCAGACCAAGCGGCTCTCGGCGCTCAAGGAGGCGCTCGGGTTGGATCCGCAAGGCCTGCGCGCGCTGGTCCGCGAGGTCATCGTGGAGGCGATCACCACATCGGACAGCGGCGCCGCGCTCATGCCTGCGCTCTCGACCGACAACTACGAGGACATTCCCGAGACCATCCCGCAGGCCATGGGTGGTCCGGCCATCGACGGCGCGCCGCCGGAACCCCCGCCGACCGCCTGACCCTTGCGTGACGCGCTGGCGACGGGCATGTTGAGCCCGCTTCGCCAGGCGTTACCGAGGAGGATCAGATGGCCAACGCGCTCCCCATGCCTCCCGTGCCCCTGACCGGCTATGTGCCCGGCGAGATGGGGCGGCGGTCGCAGGCCTCCACCAGAGACTACGTCGAGCGGCATGTGGAGTTCGCGCCGCGCCGCGACCTCGGGCCTGGCGTGTACAGCTTTGTGCCTCGCGAGACTGAAAGCAATTTGATCTACGTCGACACCAGCCCCTACCCTCACACCGTCGTCCTGCCTGGAGATTGGAAAGCCCTATGACCACCGAACCGCTCACCTACGCCTTCATCGCCGCCGACGCCGCTCGCGCGATGGGCATGCCTCCGCACCCGCGGCTGGCCGACCTCTCGATCTGCATCCTGATCGACGGCAACGGATTCATCACCGTGGGCACGTCCTGCCCCACGGACAGCGCCCGGTTCGATGCCGAGATCGGCGCCGACGTCGCGCAGGGGCACGCCTTCAGCGCCCTGCAGGAGGCGCGCAACTACGCGGAGCGCGATCACATGACCTACAGCCCGGCCCTCGCCTCTGCCATCCGGTTGGAGAAGGCCGGCCTCCCCGCTGGCCGGTACGACGTGAACCCCACCTCCGTGCCCGCGCTGACGGTGCCGCCGGACGGCTTCACGATGGCCCGCTCGGCCGACTACCCGCTGAGCGACGGTCTGGTGGATCCCATCGACGTCTCGATGGCTTGGGACGAGGTGCGGGCCCAGGTGGCCGAAGCCGACCCGCCGTTCCCCGGCGCGCTGCTGGGCTACACGGTGGAGCGCGTCACGGGCGGGGGCGAGGTTGTGGAGGGCGAGAACGGGCCCGAGACGACCACGGGGACCGAGGCCGCGCGCCTGACGGTCTACGCCTAGCCATGAGCGGCTGCCCCCACCCGGCCCCGATACCGCACGCGGTGTGCTACACCCTCGTCAACGGCGGCGCGGGTGGGGGAACCATTTGGGCGGTGCACCTGCAGGTGTTCTGCCCTGCCTGCTCCACCCGCTTCCGCTTCGTGGGCAACATGGCGCCCGTCCCCGAGACCGCTGGCCAGGCCATGCTTGACCGCCGCGGCGCGTGGGTGTCGGTTGGCGCCGACGAGATGGGCGTCCTCGTGGAGCCCGATACCGTCCCCGGGGAAGACCTCGGGACCATGCAGACCGTAGGGAGCGCGTGATGAACGTCAGCCTGATCAACCAGCCGGACGTCGGCCGCCACTTCACCCACCACGCCATCGCGAAGGCCGCGCGCGGCATCGCCGGTGAGTTCTGGGAGCAGATGGCCACCGGGCAGAAGTACCGGGGCAAGCTCCACCCGAACGCCAGGAAGGCGGCCAACGACTTCTACAAGGCGTGGCCGGACCAAGACCTGTTCGTGGAAGCCCGGTGGCACGAGTTCATCGACACGGCGCGCGGCGCCATGACCGCGCTGCTGGGCCGCAAAGACCTGTCCGAGCAGGTGAAAGCCGATATCCACGACGCCCTGCGGCTGGACACGCTCGTCAACCCGCGCAAACTCTCCCCCGAGGCCGCTCTGGCCCAGACCATCACCGCGAACATTCCGAAGAGGTAGGACCCCATGAACTACGCACGCTGGCTCCAACTGCGGGGCCCCATGATCACCCGCGCCCCGGATGACGAGGGCGCCGAGTCCCAGACCTCCACCGAGGGCGCGGAAGAAGCCGCCGGGGAAGACGGTGAGGACGACGCTGGCGGCGAGGACGACGCCGAGGGCGAGGCCGGTGAGGAATCGGAGGCCGCTGCTGAAGGCGCGGAGGCCGCTGCCGGTGAAGACGGCGAGGACGAGGTGGGCCAGCAGCCCGCTCGTGTGCCCTGGCAGGTGAAGCGCCTCGCCAAGGTAACGGCGGCGGCCAAGGCGGCCGAGGCGCGCGCTGCGGCGCTGGCCGAGGAGAACGAGGCCCTCAAGGACTTGGCTGGCCGCGGGGATGGCGGTGGCGATACCTCGACCAGCACCACGACCGCCCAGCCCGGAGCGCGCGTCTACACCGAGGCCGAGTTCCAAGCCGAGGCAGCGCGCCGGGCGGGTGTCACCACGCTCAACCAGAAGGTCGACGTGATCTACGACAAGGCCGTCGAGCTTGATCCGAAGTTCACCGAGCGCCTGGGCCCGCTGCGTGAGGCCGTGGGTGAGGATCTCGCCAAGCGGCCGGACTTCTTCAAGGCGCTGACCAAGCTGGATAACGGCGCCGAGGTCATCAACGCGCTGTCGAAGAACCTCGACCACTTCTCCGAGATCCTCGAAGGCGACCCCGTCGACCTGGCGCTGGAACTGGCCAAGATGGACCGGCAGGTGAAGAAGGCTCCGGGGGGTACACCCGCGCCCAGCCGCGCCGGCACCACCCACCGGCCGCCGAAGACCATCGACACCAGCACCACCCCGGCGCCGGACTTGGAGAAGATGAGCGAGGAGGAGTACTCGCAAATCCGCGCCAAGCAGCGCCAGGCGCGCCACGAAGCCCGCGGCGGCTGGTAGACAGCACCACCCACGAACGGCAGGCCCCGGCACCCCACCGGGGCCTTTTTCGTGCCCTCTTGTGATCCAGATGCGCTCGCGATACCTTCCGCTCGCTGGGCACTGGCCTGGCCGCTCTTGGCGCGCAGCCCATGCGGGTTCCTGGGATCCCTCGCCAAAACCCTGATCGGCCCTGAACACCGGCGCGGGCAGTCGGACTTCACTTCATCGAGCGCTGCGAGCGCCGGGGGATCAAATGTCCAACACCCTTCTGACCATCAACATGATCACCCGTGAAGCGGTTGATCTGTTCCGCAACTCGAACGCCTTCATCCAGGCTCTCGACCGCCAGTACGACGATCAGTTCGCCCAGAACGGCTGGAAGATCGGCAACGCGCTGCGCATCCGCCTGCCCAACGACTACGTGGTCCGCACCGGCACCGCGGCGAGCCCGCAGGACACCACGGAAACGAACGTCACGCTGACCCTGGCGACCCAGAAGGGCGTCGACGTCAGCTTCTCGACCCAAGAACGCACCATGAGCTTGGACGACTACTCCGAGCGCGTGCTGCAGCCGATGATCAACGACCTGGCGGGCAACGTCGCGGCCGATATCATCAGCGGGTGCGAAGGCGGCGTGTCCAACTTCGTCTCGAACGTCGACGGCTCGGGCGCCATCATCAGCCCGACCAACGAGACCGTGCTGAACGGCGGGGCCCTGCTCTCCAAGCGCTCGGCCGCGCTGAACAACCGCTGCCTCGTGCTCGACCCGTTCACCATGGCGCGCTCGGTGGCCTCCATGCAGGGCCTCTTCAACCCGACCGCCAAGATCAGCCGCCAGTTCGAAACCGGCCAGGTCTACAACGCCCTGAACTTCAAGTGGTTCGAGGACCAGACGGTCGTCGTCCACACCACGGGCACCTTCACGGCCGGCACCGTCAACGGCGCCAGCCAGACCGGCACCACGCTGGTGGTCAACGCGATCACCGGCACGTTCAAGGTCGGGGATATCATCACCATCGCCGGCGTGAACGCGGTCAACCGCGTGACCAAGGCGAGCGACGGCGTGCTGCAGCAGTTCACGGTCACCTCGAACGTGGCCAGCGGCGCGACCTCGATCCCGATCTACCCGGCCCTCATCGGCCCGAACACGGTCACCGGCGGCCCGTCCCAGTACCAGACCGTCGCGGCCCTCCCGGCCAACGGCGCGGCCCTGTCGCTGGTCAACCAGGCCTCGGAGGTCTACCGCAAGAACTTCGGCTTCCTGCCGAAGGCCATTGCGATGGCCACCGCCGACCTCGTGAAGCCGAAGATGGTCGAAGAGATCGCCAACGCGACCCTCGACGGCGTGCGGATGCGGATGCTGACCGCCTACATGCCCGGGACTGACCAGTTGCTGACTCGCCTGGACGTTTTATATGGATACCTCTACATTCGTCCAGAATGGGCGGTCGTCGTTCCCGACATAGTCTAGCGACGTCTTGCTCTATACTTGAGCGCGCGAGGCCCCGGTTCACGCCGGGGCCTCTTGCGTTATGAGTTGTCCGATGCCATCCGTGGTGCATGGACAAGCTGCCCATCGCCCCTCGACAGGAGGGCGAAACCGAGGAGGACTTCCAGCGCAGGTATGGCCGCGAGAAGCAGGCCATCTATCGCGCCAGGCGTCCGAAGAACGACCGCAAGCGCGGCAAGGGCAAAGGCCCTGCGAAGAACGGCGACCTCACCCGCGAGGAGTGGGAGGCCCTCCAGCCGCAGCCGGGTGAGGCCGCCGACGACCACAAGCGGCGTTACGCCCGCGAGATGGTGCGGCGCTACCGTGCCCGCCACAAGGAGCGGCTGGCCGTCGAGCGGCGGACTGCCTACGCGGCCGACCCCGAGCCTGATCGTGAGCGGCAGCGACGCATGCGGCGCGAGCACCCAGACCGCCAGAAGGGTTACGACCGCAGGTACGATGAACGGAACCCCGGCAAGCGCGCCGCGGCGGCGAAGCGCTGGGCCGAG